GTAAACGTGAGTAGCAATGCCTCTGAGCCTTTAATCGCCTCATCATCATAAGTTGATAAGTGACTTAGACTGGTAGCCATATTATTTAATTCTTCGGCTGCTAATCCTGCCCCGCCGCCGGTAGAGGCAAGTACTGCCGCGAGTTTAGCGTCCACGCGTTCGGCTTCCGCCGCCTTTTTTACAGACCAGGCAAGCGCCGCCGAAACGCCAACAACTGCCCCGCCCAGAGTTAGAAATTGAGCAATGCTTGGAGGCAGAACGCGCGAGAACATTGCCCCCATATCATTCATGCCGCCTTTGACTTTCTTTGCGCCGCGCTCAAAGTCGGTAACGTCTGCGCCTATTAGAGCTTTCAGAGAAGCGATTATTTGGCTCATATCAAAGTTTTTTGGCTTTAATCATTGCATCTTTGATCTGCAAATAGTCTTGAATATCTTGCATGGATAATGATCTTATATAATCCAATGTCCATCCGGTTTCAAAAGCAAGTGTCCATTCAAAATATTTACTCGGTATTGGCGCGCCGAACCTCAATCCGAGATAGACGCGCTCGGCAAGTTTGGGTCAATAAGCGGTTCCCGCGCTTTTCTGAAAAGCGCCACGATCAATCTCTTATACTCTGTGAACGGCAGGGCTTTTAATTCTTTGAATTCCAACCCGGCCACACGCGCCAATGTCTTATCGCTGCGCTCGTCGGCCTCTTTCGGATCGAATAATCCCAAATATTGTCCGAAGGTCATTTGAGATAAATCGAAGGTGATCTCTTTTCCATTTTCAAGGATTATGTCTGTCATCGTCACTCTTTTCCTGTTAGTTAGTACCGTCAGTATAGGCGGCAAGCGTGGATGATCCAATGAACACCAAATCCAAAGTTGCAACATTAGCGTATGGATGGGTTTCGTCTTTTTTATCCACGTAGGCCGGGAAGGTGATTTTGCGTTTATTGGATGCAGTGCCTTCCGGTTGGATAGTTAACGTTCCGGCTTGTCCGACTTGAATTGCTGCGGCCAATGCCGTTCCACCAGTCTGTTGCAAAAGTTGAATGGTGCAGGATGCGTCCTTCAATGTCGGCGCGCGACCAATACTTGTATCTGAGCCCGCGCCAACATCCTCCCATGCTATTGATGGGTTCCAAACACACGTCCGGTAATCACCAGCGAAAGTTTGCGTACCGGCGGAATATACCCAGGTCAATACCATGCTCGGACCAGAGATTAGTTCTGCCATAGTTGTTACTCCTTAATCTTTGTCTACAATACAGCGGTAAAGGCCGCCGTTCATCCAAATTTGTCCGCCGGTCGGCGGATTCTCCACGGTCTCCACGTCTGTCTCGCGTGCCAGCCAGACGTTAGTCCATCCACTAGGACTGAGAGGCACGAGATGGAGAGCCGTGTCAATTTGGGCGTCAATACTGCCTGCCTGTGCGTTGCCCGTCTTTGAATAGCCGCGCACGAACACCACAATGTTTTTAGTGCGGTTTGGAGTCAGATTCTCATCCCCGCCGCCTTGTATGTTATAAACCACGTAGGGATAAGCCGCACCCTCTGGCGCTTGTTGCGCATAAATAGAAGTCGTACCAGCCAGCAATGCCGTGAGCGCAGTTGCGCCATTCAAACGTGAATAGATAGCTGTGTTCAAGAATTTCATTTGAATAATCCCGCGAAGGCATCTTGAAACTTTTGCGCCCATTTTTCAATGGCGGGTATCATAAATGGATGTGCAGCCATCCTTGAGGTTCCGAATTCCTGATATACACCGTACTCCACGCCATCCTGAACCGTGAATGTCAATTCACCAGTCATCTTTGATTCAGAAAGTATGCTGTTTCTCAATGCGCCAGTTTCCAGCGGAGCCATTTGCGCCGCATCACCGGCAATCGCAATGCCGTAGGTATTCACAATGCGCGTCGCTCCTGGTTTCAGATTGGCAGTAATCCTATCCAAAACAGTTGTATCGAGGACAGCACCATGTCCGGTGATTTTTGCAAATGATCCAGCCATTACAATCGCTCCAATTCCACGCGTGTAACCGCCTTCCATGATTGGTTGCGGTTGACGCTCTTAACTGTATAATCCACGCTCGAATGCTCAATCAGATTTGCAGGTGCTACAGATGTGTTATATGGCAAGGAAAGCATGGATGCCGTGAATGATTGTATTGCACCGCCTGCCAACATTTCACGGCCTTGAACCACATCCAGGCGGCAGGCAATTGTAGTGCCGGAAGTGCCGCGTGTCGTAGTCCAGCCGCCCTCACCATCGGGCGAGTTAGTGAGTGTACACACATTGCAGG